AAACCAGATTTCTCTGCCCACTTGGCGTAGGTGGTTTTAGATCCTTTGTAGATCTTGTTAAAGGGTGCTTGAAAGACGAACCGAATATCTAAGTCGGGATTGCTCTTCTTTACTGCTTTCATCTTGCGACGATCTTCGCTCGTCAGTCTTCCCTTCACCTCTAGATAAACACCATTCGGTAAAAGAAAGTCGGGGATGTAGTTGCATTCGAGAACGTATGCGAGTTTAGTGGTTTCGTATTCATAAGAAACTTTCAAGCTGGAGAGAAGGTCAGCGACCTTACCCTCCAAGCCTGAACGGTACATCAGTCGTTCAGTTGTTTTTCGATGATCTCTTCGACGATCTCGGAGACCGCACGACGCATCTCATACTTGAAGTCACTGCGATCCGCCTTATAGCGGGTGACACTGATCTCAGGAAGTTTGACACACAGGGTGCCTTCGTAGAGTCCAAGCTCTTCGTTTTTAGTGCAATCAAAAGTAACCATTAGAAGTCGTCGTCGGTGGTGTTGGTGGTAGTGATGTTAGGTTCGGATGCTTTGAATCCAGTGGTGTTGCCAAACAAGGCAGCCACATCCTCAGCAGCCATGTCTCCAGTGTCAATAGCAGCGCTGTTGTTCAGTGCCACAAGTTGCACACCCACAAGCTTGAGGGACGTGCCATAGGTGACACCATCCTTGAGGATGTAGGGCTTTTGGTAGAAGGCAAGCTTCACACGACTGCCAGAGTACATAGGAATAGACTCGTCGGTGATGTGAGTACCCTCAGTATCAACAACGGGAGGTTTGCTGTCTTCATTCCAGGAGAATTTAATCTTGTATTGACCCTCAGCAACTTCTTCCCAAGGCTCAGGCTTCAGGGTAGAACGCTTAGGGTTCTTCAGTTTAGTTTCTGCCCACTTCAGGGACTCAGCGCGGTCTTCTTCGAGTGCTTCAACAATCTCAGAACCGACAAGGGCAGACAGCGAATAGCCAAACTTGCTCGGCTTCAGTACAGCTTGGTATCCTTCCAGGACAACAGGCTGTTCAGTTTTGTGGATGGTGCGGGTCATTAACAAAAGAAGTAAGTGGATTCAATCACGGACTCGGGTTCGAGATCTCCGATGATCGGTGGTTCAGTCTCCGCTCCTATCTGTTGAGCGAAGTCTCTAAGGTAATCATGCTCGGCAAACAGGTGCATGTATGTTTCACGCACGATGGAGCTGAGCATCGACATGTCTGTAGCACGACACAACACGGAGTCATGGATAAGAGCAATGGGTGCTGTGAAGCGAAGAGCAGCAAGGTGAAGCAACGATGCATCCAGTGAATGAATCAGGTTAGGAGCTGTTGCGTTCTTGTGGTGTTGTTTGTCAACCTTGTTGCTGTCATCAACAGCGACCTCTAACTCACAACGACCAAGCAACTGTAGTTTAACAGTCACCTTCTGTTTCTTCATCAGACGTTGAGTAACGACAAAACCTGATGGTGTAACCCACGTCAGGTCTTTCACTCCTCGATCAATAGCTTTGGATACTTCGTCTTCAATCCATGACATAACAGCCATAGGACCAGGAACGACAACCTCCATAGCATCTCTGACTGCTTTAACAGTCTTAGTCAGATCATCCTTATCAATCTCAACACCTTTCTCCTTGAGTGCGTCCTTGATGTACCCACGATTGGAGTAAGGTTTGGCATTGTAAGGCACGGTCATGACTACACGTTTGACCGTCTTTCTGTCCATGTATGGACGGATAGAGGCAGGACTGTAGGGCTTAGCTTGTTCAGCAACGACCTTGTATGCATCCTGTGGTTTATCACCAGGCAGGACGTTCACAAGCTGTGCTGTAGATCTGTCACGAGCTAATCCTGCAAGGATCTGTAGACCACTGCAAGTAGCATCGGTAGCTACAAACAAACCAGTGTGACTGCGGTCACAAACGACCACACAATGGTAGTACTCCTCACAAGCTGCTAGAAACTGCCAAGGCTCATCAGCTACTTCCCACTCAGATAAGAATCCAATGGGATCA